ATGCTCCAGCACGTCCCAGAAAGTAAGCACGTTGGCTTTCAGATCCTCCGGGGCGAACAGCTTATGGGTCTTGAGCCATTCTATTCCTACGGGGTTGACGTCCGTGCCGTAGACACTCCAGTGTTTATGAGCGACGTAAGGCCACCACCGTGTAGTGAGGCCGGTAAGGAAATGCCCGCTGCCGATCCCGATGTCTAGGATCGAGGTGTGGTCCTTCTCGACCCAGGTGACGAGGAAGTCGATGCGGGTGTCGGTGATCTTTTGTCCTTGGGTCGTGTCTCCCATTCGGACGTATTTTTCAAAGTAGGGTTCGTCGTAAGGGACAGCGCGGCCTTCGAGGGGAAGGAATCCGATGCCGTCGTTCCAGCTCCAGTCGTGGGGAACTTCCACCCGGGCTGATGAGATGACTCGAGAGTTTGGAGCAGGGCTTGCCTCAGCTTGCATAAATTGATGTTTTTATTGCAGTTATGGTCCGGTTGACGGCACATGCAATATTTATCCGGGAGCACGTGGGTCAGGAGTCCCTTCCCGGGAGCATCGATCAGATATGGTGAGTTGTGTCCTCCGACTCCTCCGTGGATAATCACGGCCGGGGTTCCCGTAGCGATGGCCATGGGAGCAATAAAGCCTGGACCTCCTACTACGAGGCGGGCTCCACGGAATACTTCCAGGAGGTCTTCCGTGGACAACTCTCCGTGCTCAAAATACTTCTCTGCGTTCCGGGGCCGGGGTCCGACGTAGGTTTCATGTGGAGGATCAATGTCGGCCACGACGAAGGTCCGGACTCCCTGGGAATTCAAAAAGTCGATGGCCCACTGGATGTATTCCGGCTTTGGATTCCGGGCCGAGTTCTTCCACTCCTTTCGGAAAGTGCAGGGACGGATGATCGCTACGTTTTGACGAGTAAGGTCCCAGCCTGCCGGGGCCGGGATTTCTAAATGGTATTTACGGGAATCTTGCCACCCGCTTTTACAAAGTCCTTCGTAGAACGGAAGTCGTGGAATATAGGGAATGTAAGAAAGCTTGAGAGGACGGGACCGGACCGGCTTTTGTTTCCAGAGTTTAGAACGCTGGATGTTCTTAACTTGAGTGCGAAGAGATGTAACCGGGATGATAGGAGATACACCCTCGAGATGCGCGAAGAACTCCGGCCAGGGGGTCTGGATATAAAGTGGCCCTTGCTGTTTAAGCAAGAGTTCGACCACGGGCAGGGAGTAGATAGTATCACCCATCCCTTTCATCCCGTCAATCATCAATGGAATTAGATTCTTCAACTAGCTTTAGCAGGTCTGATGTAAGGTTCCACGGGTCCTTCTATCACGGATGTGGATGGATGTCTCTCATCTTTTTTGAAGTCGGGCAGCCGCATACCGGAGGCCTGCTCGTAATATTCCCGGAGGGATTCCGGAGTGCCCACGGCGCAAAGGAGTTCCTGGCCGTCAGCTGAGGTGCTGATCCCGTTTAGATCCAGACCGGGAGCAGATCCGAAGAACTGAAATCTTTCACCGCATCTGGCGCATCGAATCTTTACCGTGGCCAGGAACCGACTCCGATCCGACTTGACCACCGAGACCGAGGAACGGAACTCGGGATGCGGGCACTTCATTTCTTTTTCTTCGTGGGTTTCTTCTTAGTCTTCTTAGTCGGCTTCTTTTTCTCAGCCTTTTTCTTCTCAGCCTTCTTCGGGGATTTCTTTTTGGGCTTACTGACCACGGGAGCCGGAATCCAGGCGCACCGGCAATTGGGATGGACCGGGATCACGCCCCGGGCCTCTTCGATGGTGAAAATCTTTCCCTCCATCCCGGCGCAGACCGGACAGACCCGGTCGTCGCCCGCCGTAGAGAACTCCACGTCCACTCCCAGTGAACCCACGCCGAGTTCCTGGAATCCGTCCAGCTGTCCTTCTGCGTGGGCATTGATGATTTCCGTCCGAGCGATCAGCAAGGCTCGGGTCTTGGAAATGCCTTCGATCTTCTTCGCCATCTCCCGGGCAATCTGAACAGCTCCCTTCCCGTCCGCCATCCCTTGGGCCAAGATCCGATTCATCTGCTGGGCCATGGAGGAGGAGACTCCCCGGAGTTCCTCGAAGGCTCTCGTGGCCAGCAGCTCGATCTTGGAAGTCATCTCCGCCTGGGCGAAGGAGGAGCGCAAGAAGGCCTCCTGCTGTTTGGTGAAGAAGCCTTCGTCGAAAATGTTCTCTTTCCTCCGGGACCGGATAAAAGCATTGACCCGGCCCTTCTTGTAAGCCGACTCGATGTATTTCGAGGTCCACGGTTTGTTCGGATCAGATCCCTTTCCCGGACGGAGGAGCCGGGTGTCGATCTGTTCCTCCAGCCAGGTCCGGAAAGCCTTGACCTTATCGGCCTTGGTCTTGAACTGGAACTCTCTAGGCTGAGGCCTCGCGTTAATCGTAGGAAGCGAGTCGGAACCCTCGTTTTGCGCGATCACTCCTCCAGAAACGGCCTTCAGACGCTCTCCGGGGGTTTGGCCGAATGACGCCTCGTCCTTGAGACCTAGTGCGTCAAGGGTTACAAGGAACTCAATGACGTCGCGCCGAAGAGCCTGGACCCTCCGGCGCATCTCAGCTTCGAATTGTCTACGGATGAGGCCGGTCCTGGTCGGATCTTGACGGAGCACGTTCCGACTTCTCCGGGGACCGGCATTCAGAGTCAGGTGGGAGCAAGTCACTTTTTCTTTCCGGTTTTCTTGCCGTTCCGTGCGAAACCTCCGCGACCACCGGGAGCCGGAGGAGGAGCACCGTTGGCCCGGGCTGTCGCGGTTGCTTCAATCTTTTCCAAGTCCCGGGCATGCTGCTCAGCCGGGTCCGGAGCGAACAGTGAGCCTTCCTCCTGGGCCTCTTCGGCATCCTCGAGGATGGCTTCGACTTCATCCGTATCAAACCCGAGGATCAGCTCGAGGAAGTGATTTGGTTGAATCAATTGATCACAACCTCCAGCTACGTATTTTGCAATGGCGTTGGTCCTCTTCTCCGCAACCGTGGCCTTCTCTTCCTCCGAGGCTGCGTTCAGATCATTCCAGTGGATGGAATATTTTGGCATGCCGTCCGTTCTCTCTGCTTCCTCATCATCCGGGTTCCCCGTGGGCTTAGGTAGAACTCCGAGCAGGATCAGGCGGTCGATGAACGGCCGAATGATATGCGGGCTGACGTATTCCTCCCGCCGTCTCTGGAGCCGGGTGTTCCATGCCTTGTTATCCTGCCCGGAAGCGAGCTGTCCGACCTCTGCTCCCATGAAAACTCTCCACGGGCACGCGAGGGCGATGCAAATTAAACGAATCTGGACCTCCACGTGAGGACCGGGATCAGCCACCTGAGGAGCCAGGCTCTTGGCCGTCATTCCTTCCAGCGCGATGTAACGCTTGAGGCCGTTGTAGTATGCCTCCATTTCATCCTTCGTGGCTTCCTTATCGAGCTCCACGGGTTCGTCTGTTTCCATCATCTCGAGGGAGAGCCCGGGGAATCCTCCCTTGTAGAACATCTCACCGGAACCTCCGGCCACCTTGTGAAGATCCAGGATGCGGTTGAAGACCTTCTTCATCCGGGGAGTTCCGAAGATATCATCCGTGGTCCGGTTATCGCAGATGTGAATCACTCGGCTCCAGTGAACTTCCATTTTATTCCCGACGATAGCCCCGGACGGAGCCACCTTATTCGTGCCGGAGGAGGTTGGGGTCAGGGAGACTTCCCCGGCCTCGTTCACCACATTATCCTGCCAGACGTTGACTTCATAGATCAGGGGCTGGCCGAAACGGATGGACCTCGGATCAGTCTCCAGCTTCTTAATGGTAACCAGGCTCTCGTCGAAGGTCCGGAGGTAGAGGAGGCGATACTTCAGCTGGCTCTCCTCTCCGTCCTCCTCGTCATCATCGTCGTCACTGTTCGGTTTGGCTGCCTTGGCGGAGAGCCGGACTGATTCCTTCACCACGGCGTCGATGGGCTCCTTGAAATCCTTCCCGTCATTGATTCCCAGAACGATGATCCCGAAACGGCCCACCCCGGAGAGCACGTCAGCCCGGAGGAGGATCGAGGTGAGGCGCATCGTCTCGTTTAACTCATCCCACTTCTTTTCAAAATCGGTTCGGTCCTCATCCTCCGTTTCATAGATCACCGGGGGTTCTGCAAAGCACTCTTCCGGAT